GAAATATCATAAAGATATTCGATCTCATAATCTCTAGTTTTAGCAAATTTGTCTAAATGAGCATTAAGACCAGCGTATAATAAGCCAGTCATAGAGTTATACAGTCTTATCTTACCATCCCAACTACCATTTTTATAAGCTGGCATAAATTGATAACCATCAACTTGGAATGTAAAATATTCAACCAATTCTTGAGCCATTCCGGCATCAGAACAATTTACTCTATTATATACCTCATTTTCTTTAACAACAGATAGTTTGTCCATTAATAATCAATACCATTAGTAAACTTTAAGAAATCAATAGCGGATTTGATTTGAAATCCTCTATTATTTATCATCTTTAAAACTGCGTCACAGAAGTCCACTATTTCATATTGATATGCTATTTTTAGAGTGAGTTCAACAATATCCTTATCTTTATCTAAGTAGTGTTGAATATCACCCCTTAGGATTTTACCTTTAGGGGGTAATTCCCACCCAAGAGCATCATGTTCCTCGGTAGGACCATCTAGATAAAATTCCCACTTTTCCGCTTTGAGTGTTTTAAGTTCAGACTCGAGTCGTTTGAACTTAAGTCGTTCTGTCATATAGACCTTATACCATTTGTTATGTAGCTTAGGTATATTCAACGACTCTTTAGATAGGTCAGCCTTATTGAATTCACCATCTTTTTCCCATTCTTCAAATAGTTCCATTATGTCCATTTAATATCATCCCTACTTTGATCACATGTTTGATCCTTGACTTGTTCTATTTCTCGTTTAATTGGTTTCATTATAACAAATCAGGTGCAGAATCACGCACCATTTTCTGTACACTTGCTTCTACTTGATCATAGTATTCATAGAAGTCTTCAAGTTGTTCTTCTTGAACCATAGAAGCCATACGTTGCAAGTCTTTGCTTTCATATATAGCATTCTCTACATATTCATCATCTGCAATATCCATCTCTCTAAGAGCTACTGCAGACTCATAGTTAACATTTGCTTTTTCGATGATTTGTTCGGAGAGTTTTGAATAGTCCATGATGTGTTCCTTTATTTCAAACCTTATACTATTCTGATACTACATCTAGTACATAGTAATAAACTGAATCAGGAATATTTTCACGATTTGCTGTGTCCATATCATAAGACCGGTTGTAGGCGGCTTTGAATTCACCCTGTTCAACTAGATCAGCATATTCCTGGAGATTTTTATAGTCATTGTTGACCATTTCCATCATTTCTTCATCATCATGCCACATTTCCTTTGATGCTACATAATCATTTTCAGCATCACGGCGGACCATATTAGCAAGCTGCTTGTTCAGGCTCATTGTGTCAATCATAGTAGGTTGTCCTTTTGTTTAAACCTTATACTATTATAATAACACGCTGATTTCAAAAGTAAACAACAAAATGCATATTTTTTAAAAAAAATTATACAGGGGTGAAGTAGTAATTCCTGAACTGGAATGAAACAGTGGATTCAATATACTCTACACTAGTATCTCGTGCATCCATGGATAAATCTGTTAGTGACACGGGAAATAGGTCTGATATGGATATATTGACAATAGGAGTCATAGAACTTGAGAGAATACTTAATGTAGCATCTGATGTTAAGCCTTCACCTGTATAGGATTCGGCATCGGCTAATTCTTTGTGTTGATCAAAATTTTCAAGGAAACCACTCTTACGAATCCAATCATGTATTTCAATATAGTTACCCATATCTTCATTAACCTTAAATGTTACATCCAATGTACCATATTCTGGCTTATCACCCGGAATTGGTATATCTTTAAATGGGGTTGCTTGTACGGGATTACCAATGTTAATACCAGGTAAATTAACAGCCTGAACAAAGAATGATAGTTCAGGTGTCTTTTTGATATTAAATGCAAACCCATGAGGGGATAACATATTTTTATTCATTGTCATATTAGTAACCTCCTATCATATTTATACAAAAAAAGGGAGAGCCCTAAGACTCTCCCCCAATTTGGATAGATTGTATCTATTCTTATTATTCTTTACAGAATATTTGTTACCAATGAACGACGGTAGTATGCATTGGTATCTTCAGCAATAGCACCAGTAATAGCAGCAGGTGTACCCTGTACTGAACGGTGATACGGGTTAGCAATCATGCCATACCGTGTCTTGAAGCCGATACGAGGCTGGAAGGTATCAACTTCAACAGCACGAACCATTTGTAGTGGAACGTATGGGCAATAGAACAAGCCAGCATCATAAGGAGAAGAACCCTTATAACCAACAGTAAGGTAATCACCTGTAGTATAAGGATCAACATAGACCTTATAGCGACCGTTAAGAACACCGGCAAAAGTATTACCTGTGTCATCAACCTGAAGTGAATTACTGTTTAGAGCAGGCGCATAGTCAAGTACACCAGCCATTTGAAGAGCAGCTGCAACATCTGAAGAACAGATGATTAGGTTACCCTTACCACGGCGTGTATCCTTGGCAATCTTGTTGGCTTCGCGTTCAATGTGGAACATAAGACCCTTGAACTTTTCAACAGACCAACGGCCGTTTGCATCAACATCAAGATCAAATACACCAGCAGTTGTTGTATTAACGGAACCACGTACAGCGGAAACATTAATTGTACGAACAACTTCACGGTTGATTTCAGCAAGAACTTCAGCTGTAAGAATGTTAGCTAGTTCTGTTTCTGCTTCAGCACCGTGGATAGCCTTAAGATCTTGAGCCAGTTCCAAGCTGTAGTCAGCTGCTAGAGCGCGTGACTTAGCTGTAACTGTAACCTTATCAATGGTGAAGGCCATTTCAGCAATAGCACTATTGGTTTCAGTTGCACTTGTAGCCATACCATCAACATAGTTGTAAGTATTAGACTGAGCAAGTACTGTAGTCTGAGCTGTTGTACCAGGAACTGTACCGATATTTTCGTTACCGATTGTATCAGCACCAGTTTCTGTTGAAGAGAAGCCTGTATCTGCTTCATCATAAAGTGCTTCATCACCAGATTGATTTGTATAACGGGCACGCATGGCAAAGATAAGACCTGTAGGACCAGTCATAGGCTGAACACTACATACGTCATAAGCCATTAGATTAGGCATAGAGCGGCGAAGCAATGAGATTAGAACTGGATCAAAGTTCTGAACACCTGATGTAACGTTAGTAGGTGCTTCAGTAAGCATTGAGCCCTGTTCAACCAGATGCTGCTCGCGTAGAGCTTTCTCTGTGTTTTCTAGGATATGTGCTGTTACAGCACGGCGATGGGCATCATCAATAGAAGGAAGGTCATCATGATTGATAACACCATCCCACTTTTCCATAATTTGTTCGTTTAGGACATTCATTTAACTACTCCTGTTTGTTTAAACCACTAAACTTAAAATCGTTTCATAGTTCTGGAAATTGCATCAACATAAGGTTGTACTTCGGGAGCAACTACCTTTGTTTCTTCTTCATTATCTTCATGCATGATAACAGTTTCTTCATCAATCAGCTTAGCAGATGATGTCACATCTTCATTTACTTTTCCAGTAAAGTATTGTTCTTTAATAATTTCGATCTTAGACTTAAATTCATCCAGATCAGTGTATTCTAGACCTTCACACATTGAAGCAAACTTATCAACATCTGTGTCAGTCATACCTTCAGAAACTTCACCAAAAACAACATCTGTGGCACTTTCGGTAATTACCTTTTTAAGTTCCATATTTTCAGATACAGCTTCATTTAGGTCAGATTCCAAAGATTCAATCTTATCGGCCATTTCGTCAACAAGATCAATTTTGTCTTCTGGTACTTCCATATAGCTTTCAGAGAATAGAGTCTTAAGACCAGTGATAAAATCTTCCGCAATATCGGTACGGATATGATTATCAATAGCAATCTTATTTTCTTCAATCCATTCAGCTACAACATAATTAAGATATTCGTCAACTTTTTCATGGAGTTCTTCAACGGCTTCAGTTACTGATTCTTCAACCTTAGTTTCGAATTCTTCTTCAATCCGAGCTGTTTCAATTGCAACACGGCTATTCAAAGCAGCTTCAAAGATCGTAGAAGCCTTACCCTTGAATTCTTCACTTAGGTCTTCAGAAGCAAGCATTTCATCTACATCTTCTTTAACTGAAGAGTGATTAATTGGGCTTGGCTCTGTAGCACCACCTGCAGAAATAGATGCAAGATTCATTGCAGCAGTGCCATCAGGAATGGAACCATCTTCACCACCTACTTGATTCAATGTCTTTTCAAGAAAAGCAGATAGGTCTTGCTTCTTCATACCAGCAGTGGCAGAAATAAGTTTAGACAACATTTCGGATTTTGTTGAACCTGGCTTCAAAGTATTGGCAGCCGCCGTACCTTCATCAAGTTCTTCAACATCTTCAACGACTTCATCAATATTTTGATCTGTGTCAGCCATCAATTTTACTCCCTTTGGAATTTTAATTTTATTTATAATAATTGTGATTTCTAAATACTATTGAGGAATTTCTCAAATAGTGCCAATTTCTTTTGTTCTGTTAGTGCTCTAGCTTTAATAGAACGCTCAACATCTTCTTTAATATCATCTACTTTCTTGGCTACAAGGATGTCATTATCCCATATCCAGTCCACACCTTCATAGATACCATTTACAAATGCATCAGGTGCAGATGGATCAGCTACAATATCTGCCGCAGTCGCCAAATGGAAATCATCTTGAACTTCGTTAATACCTTCTTTATTAA